CGCTGGTGAGACTTAAGAGGTACGCGAGCATCAGTGTTCTGGGGCTCCCATAGAGAACGAGAGATCGTTCTCCGGCGATCGACGTATTCTGATACAACCCTAGGGTTGCGAGAATCGTGCTTTCTGGTAAAGAAGTCCAGAAGCCCGTCGAATTCGCCTCTCTCAGATCTGTGAGTTTTTGTCTGTAAAGACCAAACTCTGACTTCGTTCCTATGAAGGCGAGAATTCCATCTTTGTATAAGATGTTGTTCATCGCCTCCAGTAAAGGACGAGAGACCTGAGAATCCAGCTTCGTTTCGACCCACAACCCTGAGGTACTTTCGTACCGATATAGGGAGTAGGTCTTCGGCTGATCGTGATGCATACCATAATCCTTTATTAAAGAGGTTATTGGATGTGTCCAATACAGCCTGGCACGAAGCCGGACTGTCGGCAGCTAGTGTACGGGGTTTAGAAGGGGTAACGTTATATCCCCTAAAACCATCCGTTCCACAGGATTCTCTAAAGTGTCCGCGAATGTAGCTTTTGGCTATATTCACTTTCAACTGTAAGAGTTCCATGGCACGCACTAGCCGCTCATACCCGTATGTTGGGAGAATAATATCATCTCCAAACACACGAACCTTGGTTCGAAGTTCCTTAATTTTGGCCCATGTAACACGCTCATGATAGCCTAGGGTAGAACCTAAAGCTATACAGAGCATTACAAGAGACATCACTGGGAACGTCGTAGCTGTACCTTGCGAGGCGAACTTCCGTAATGACAGGAAGCTCGGGATATTAGAGATTTCATCTCTAACATACCTCGTACGTGCGGCGTGCAGAGAGGCTAATAAGGACGCATTTGTCCTAAATATCCTTTCCACGGTCCAACACGTAAGTCGGTCGCTAGCATCAGATAAATCAACTGTTGCTAGTTCCCTATCAAGGGATGCTTTCAGAACCATATCGCCTGATTTGCCTTGATCCTTGAAGTCAATGAAGTGTGTACCGAAGTGCACACGACACTGATCAAACAAGAATCTGAGCAGTAATTGCTGACACCACTGATGTGATGTCGGCTCTGCTGCAATTAACCTAGGACCTTTAGCGGTCTTAGGTACGCAAATCAGTCGAGAAGGCACCTCATGATTAGAGGGCCTTTTTCCAGTGGACCCTACGGTTTTCCCGCAGGAGTCAAATGGAAAAGAGTTCTGAAGCTTTTGCGGCCAGTTTGGGAATAAGGACTTTTCCTCATTCTTTAATCTTTCCGCAACAGCGCCAGGGCCATGCTTAAAGCCTGTACCTTGACCACGTTCTTCTAACCATCCACTAAAAAGGATGGGGTCGAACGTCTCAAAAGTACTGAAAATAAGATCAGCAACTTGCTGAATCTTATCGAGGAGACGGAAATCGCTTGCCCTAATCTGAGTCTGTTTTGAAGTCAGTTCTTCGTTGAAGAAAAGACTACCAACCGGAAACAGATCAGGATAAGCATGATCCATTGCCTGAGCAAGATGCACAGACATAAGATCATAAGGTAACCGCCTAATCTCACTCTCTGTTCTAGAGTCGCTTTCTCCATCAGATCTTTTCGGTATGAAACCGGAAAAATCTTCTGGATAATCACGATACTCAAACAGATCACGACAATAACTATCGTGAATTGCACGATTAACGCATCTTCCCTCATCAGGAATTTGCGCATCGCGAGTGAGACGAAGGATATCGTCTGCCCAAGTGAAACTGGGAAGTCGAAGCCTTCTTTCGATGTCATAGTATTCACCTACTTTCGCTTGAATGCGATCGTCTGAGCATACCACCTCTATCCTCTTACCGATAACACAAAGTTGTCGTAAGAAGAAAAAGGCATTGACATCTGCCTCATGCTTTAAGCAGGAGTTTCTGTCAAAGATGCGTAACCATAGTCCCGAAAATAATTTCGGCACATTGGTCCTATGAGAAACCCGCTTAGATAGCGGGCCCTCACAGGTTAGACGCCCCTCCTCGACACCTCTCAATAAGAGAGATTCGAGGTGAGGAAGATCTAGCGTAAAACAGGCTAGATCTCTACTTTGACAGCAAAGGGTGAGCCGCTCTAAATCTTTAGAGAAGCCTTCCTTTAGCTCCGGGTATGCCAAAGAGGTGTCCGTAAGGATCCCCTTTGCGACATGGAGTAGAGCATTAACTTGGCTTTTCATTTGTGATCCTTATTCTAGGGTGACAAATTCCAAGTTACTGATCTAACAGTAGCACTTCGAATTCTCGCGTAGGTATGAACCTACGATTCGAA